ATGTTTGACGATGAAGTAAGAGAACAAATATTTGCTAAAAGCGAGTTACAGAAAATCGACCTAATGACATTGTCCCTTGTCATTAAAGCAATCGAAGAGGTTTTGGAGGAAAACAAAGATGAACATGCCGTATCAGCAACCAATGATGAATTATACACCTAATTATGGAGCGTATCAGTACAATCCAATGGCGAACTATCAGAGATACCAACAGCCTGAGCCGACACAAGGAATAAGTGGCAGAGTAGTACAGGCGGTTGAGACTATCAATCCCAACGAGGTGCCAATGGATGGCAGTGTAGCATTTTTCCCAAAACAGGATTTAACAGAGATATATGCTAAGAGCTGGAATACTGACGGAACAATACGCACATTGACTTTTAAGCCGGTTTTAAATGATAAGACAGATATTTTATCAGGTGACACGGAAAAACTTGAATTTGACCTATCAGAGAAAGCCACAGAGGGTATTATGGCAAAGCTCAACGAACTATCAGAGAAAATTGAGCAATTATCTTTAGGAACGCAAAGAAAAACTCCACGAACACAAAGTAAGGAGAGTGAAAAAGCATGAATGTAATGGGAATAATGCAACAGATAATGAGCAATAACCGCGTAATGGGAAATCCAATGATTAAGAATGCAATGAGCATGGCTCAAAGCGGAAACAGCAAAGGAATTGAGCAAATGGCAAGAAACTTGTGCAAGGAAAAAGGCATTAATCCTGATGATGTAATGAAGCAGATTAAAGGTAATTTTGGAATATAGCATATGAGAGAACGTGCGCACGGCTCTTTATGAAATAAATTTTGGAGGTAAAACAGATGTTCAACACAGGAAATTGTCCAAGCGTACCTATTGTGGCGAATTTGGACGGAAACAACGGAAATAACTGGAATGACGGCTCATGGCTTTGGTTCCTTATCGTAGTATTTGCGATATTTGGGGGCTGGGGTAACGGCTTTGGTGGTTTTGGCGGCGCTAATGGTGGCGTCGGCAGTGAAATTCAGAGAGGTTTTGACAATCAGGCAGTTGTCAGCAAGTTAGACGGCATTTCTAACGGACTTTGTGACGGCTTTTATGCCATGAACAACAGTATGCTCACAGGCTTTAATGGTATTAACACAAATATCATGCAGACTGGATATGGCATACAACAGGCAGTAAACGCTGACACAGTTGCTAATATGCAGAACACCAACGCTTTACAGTCACAGCTTGCTAACTGTTGCTGTGAGACAAGGGAAGCTATCCAAGGCGTAAACTACAACATGGCTACTAACACTTGCGCTTTGCAGAACACAATGAACAATAATACAAGAGATATTATTGACAGCCAGCAGGCAGGAACAAGAGCTATTCTTGACTTCCTGACAAATGACAAGATTGCAACCTTACAGGCAGAGAATAACGATTTGAGAAGAGCAGCTTCACAGGATAGACAGAACGCACTTCTGACTACTACAATGGCAGCGCAGACAAATCAGATTATTGACGCAGTAAGGCCTACACCGGTTCCATCTTTCCCGGCTTCTAACCTTTATGGTTATGCATATGGCTGTGGTTGCAATACCGGCTGTGGCTGCTAAAAGTAGCTGCTAAAAGTAGCAGCTACGCAAAAATGAATAATTGAGTATCTTAATTGAGTTTAACTCGATTATGTCTGCTAAGCAGTATTACTTGATGTTACCGACACAAATGTCGGAAAGATAAAGGGCAGACTGTAATGTTTGCCCTTATTTTTGTGAAAGAGAGGTAAAGATAATGGAAATAACAGGAATTGCATTACAAACAGTTGTCGCCGGAGAAGATGTGGCATTTACAGAAACACCAGTATGCGGAACTAAATGTATCGTCCACAGACAGGGAAGTGGAATTGTCAAGCTGAGAGGTATTACTAATCAGTGCAAAGCTAGATTTTTAGTATCTTATAGTGGAAACATTCAGATACCTACAGGTGGTACAGTTGGAGCTATTTCACTTGCCATTGCAGTAGACGGAGAGCCTTTACAGTCAACACGAATGATTGTAACACCGGCAGCAGTACAAAATTTATTTAACGTTTCGGCTCAGGCATACGTGGATGTACCTTGTGGCTGTTGCAGTACTGTAGCGGTGCAGAATACATCGACACAGGCTATTGAAGTACAAAATAGCAACTTAATCGCAGTAAGGGAGGCTTGATGATATGCATAAATGGGCTAAACAGATAATGGAATGTGTCAAGGCTAAAGTTGACGGAATTGGAATTGACAATTTTGAGGGACAAAACCTTGACGATTTAAAAGATTTTACCGAGATTGTTAAGAATATCGTAGAATTTGACAAGGAGTATCTGATTGTTGAAGCTATGGAAAATTCAAAAGACGATTACAGGAGATACACCGAGCCACCATATTATCATATGCCGGTAAACTACAACGACATGGAGTATATGCGTGACATGGATAAGAGCCAAGGTAAGATGTACTACTCTGAACCGATTGCACCACATGTGAGTGAAAGCAATTATGACAGAGCAAAGAGACATTATACCGAGACAAAGGAAATGCACAAAGGAGCTTCTACAGAGGACAAAGAGCATAAAATGAAAGCTCTTGACATGTATATCCGTGAATTGAGCGGAGATATATCGGAGCTTTTAAATGACATGACACCCGATGAACGCAACCTTTTGCGCACCAAAATGAGCAATCTTGCGTCAAAACTGTAATTATTAAGGCTATGGGTAGTAATGCTCATAGCCGTTTTTAGAGGGTATAAGCATGGATATAAGAGTTAATGATATATTGTGGCACATACAATTTAAAAAGCCCACATCAAGCGAATTAAGGCGGTCTGACGGAACAATAAGTTTAGGAGTGACAGACAACACAACCAAGACAGTGACGATAGCTGATAATGTGTCTGATTACATGGCTGACAAAATACTATGCCACGAGCTGGTGCATGTGTACTCATTTTCATACGGCTGTGACATCGACATAGAGACAGAAGAAATAATCGCAGACTTTATGAGCCTGTATGGGCGAAATATTGTATACACGGCTGACAAAATATTTAATTTATTGGAGCAGAAATATGGATAAAATAGACAGACTATTAGAATACATACACCGGACTAATCCGGAAATGACACGGCAGAAATTGATTGAAAAACTAGGAGAGAGTGACTACAGTGCCAAGAGCATTTATTTTTTGGCAATTCAAAATTCAAAATCCTAA